AAAGGCTATCAAGTTTTTGGTTTGCATAGAGAACATTCTAATATTTCCCCCGAATTACGTTCCTTCGTAACTCTTATTGACGGTGATCTTACGGATCAATCCTCTTTGCAAAGGGCTTTTGAAATTTCCAAACCAGACGAAGTCTATAACCTCGCTGGTTTCTCTCATATCGGTAAAAGTTTTCACCAACCCGAATTAGTAATTGATGTTAATACTCTCGGAGTTGTAAGACTCTTAGAAATCATTAAGAATTATTATCCTAAAACTAAATTGCTACAAGCCTCTTCCTACGAAGTCTTTGCTGGAAACCCTGAGATGCCTATTAATGAGAATTCGCCGGTAAAGCCCGTTTCCCCTTATTCTATCTCCAAGGCTGCTGCTGATGAGTACGTTAAATTATATAGGAAGAACTACGGCGTATGGGCGTGTTCAGCCTATTTAGGTAATCATGAATCGTTTATGCGACCAGAACATTTTGTTACCAGAAAGATTAGTAAATACTTTGCGAACCTTCGGTTCAATAAAAAGATGCCTAGCCTTAAGCTAGGCTATCTTGACGCGGTACGCGACTTTGGTTTTGCGGGTGATTATTGTGATGCAATGTATCGTATGGTTCAATTAGATAGTCCACAGGACATAATAATATCTTCTAATAGACCAAGATCAATCCGTAAGATTTGTGAAGTAGCGGCACGTCATATTGGCATAAATGGATATTGGAGTGGTTCTTTAACCGGAGAACAATTCAAACGAGATAGAGAGTGTAACCCCAAGGAAACTCGAAATATTAATATAAAAGAATTAGGACCGCTTATTGAGATCAGTCCTGATCTCTATCGCCCCGTCGATGTCCCTGTGTTACACAGCAACTCTACTAAAGCCCTCAATTTATTGGGCTGGACAGCCCAAAAGGGTATAAGAGAGATAATAGGTGAGATGATTGACCATGATTCCAAAAATTGGACCAATTCGAATGAAGAGACTTGAACAGTTCAAAAGGGACTCTTCAAGTGAGAAATATAAAAATTGGAAAAAGGCAGTATTAGATAGAGATGAGGGAAAATGTCAATATCCGGCTTGTAGTTGCACAAAAGATCTTGAAATTCATCATATCAGACGATATGCTAATAACCCTCATTTAAGATACGAAGTGTTTAATGGAATTACTTTATGTGATAAGCATCACAAAGGAATTTACGGTAGAGAAGAGTTCTTTGAACTCACGTTTTTTAAAATAGTTCAGGCTAACAATGCTAAAAATAATAGTGGACACGAGGGAACAGAATCCTCTAACTTGGAAAAATGAGTTAAAACCATACGACGTAGTTTTAACAAGAGACAAACTTGATTTTGGAGATTACTCATTAGTTGGGCACGATCGCCCCAATGATGATGATTCAATCATTATCGAGCGAAAGAAAGATTGTCAGGAGTTGGTAGGAAATTTAGGAACAAACTGGGATCGATTCAAAGATGAGATGTCAGGACTAAAAGCCTATAAGCATAAAATTATTATTGTGTGCGGCCCTAACAATTTCGCCCATCTCTACAATCAGGGCTTTACCAAACTTCATCCTAACTTTGTCTACAAACGACTTGCAGATTTATTTATTTATTATAATATCAGTACTGTATTCTTAAATACTCGTGATGATGCGGAAAATTATATCTATCGACTTTTTAATGAAATTGCCAATAAAACTAAAAGTGAACACTAATGTCTCTTAGTAAAAAACAAGAAAAAGAATTAGCAAAGTATCAGGAGATGATCGCTAAGGCTATTCAAAATAAAGAAAATTTTGAAGAGTTTGCTGATAATTTGGAATTGGGTTTGGGGGACATTCGAGAACTTAAAATACCACAAACCATTACGAGTGGTGATTGGTGCGTGCCAGAACGAGTACCCGAACTCTTAGTGCAACTTTGTCGTGATCCCAATTACATTCATTTTGTTTGTAAGTATATTCTAAATATTGACTTGTTGCCATTTCAATTGGCAGTTTTACAAACACTATGGACAAAATCCTTGCCAATATTTATTGGTTCTCGCGGTTGTAGTAAATCATTCATGTTAGCCGTTTATGCACTATTAAGGATGATTTTACAACAAGGTTGCAAAGTTGCTGTTGTTGGAGCTTCTCTTAGACAATCAATGGTTATTTTTAATTACATTCAACAAATATATGAAAATGCCCCCATTCTAAGAGATATTTGTGGTTTTCAAGGCCCAAAACGAGATTTACATATTGCGTATTTTGAAATAGGAACCAGTCGGGCCGTATTCCTTCCTTTAGGTAATGGAGATAAGATTAGAGGACAACGTGCCAATGTAATTATTTGCGATGAATTCAGCTCTATTAGCAAAGAAGTTTTCGAAACTGTCGTTCGCGGTTTTGCCGCTGTTAAGTCTGAGGGAGTTTATCATCACGTTAAAAAGGCTGCTAAAGATAAGGCACTTAAACAGCTTAACAAACAAAGTACCGAGATAAAAGAGGTTAAAGATTCTGTTGTAAAAATTTCTACCTCGCTTGCTAATAACCAAATTATTCTTTCGGGTACGCCCTCCTACCAATTTAATCACTTCTATCAATATTACAGTTATTACCGAGCAATTATTTTAAGTGGTGGAAACAAGGAAATTCTTAAAAAAGAATTTCCAGATGTAAAATTGAGTAATAATGTTAATGCTGAAGATTATGCTATTATTCGCTTACCTTGGGATGTTGTGCCAGAAGGTATGATGGATGCTAGCATTCTAACTCAGGGTCAAGCAACAATGGACCCCACCATTTTCAGTCTTGAATACGCGGCCTGCTTCGCGGCTGATTCTGAAGGATTCTATTTAGCCTCTTCTATTAAAGAAGCCACTTGTCCTCTTAAAGATAGTACAGGAGAAGAAATATTATTTGGTGCTAAACTTGTTGGAGACAAAGATAAGATTTATGTGCTTGGTATTGACCCCGCATCTGAAGATGACAATTTTACCATGAATGTCATTGAAGTAAATCCAACTTATAGGGCGGTTGTTTATCAGTTTGCTATTAATCGTAAAGGTTTTGAAGAATTAAAACGCGATCCTTTAGTTAAGGGATTGGGCGATATTAATGATTATAATACATTTTGTGTTAAACATATTAGAGATATTTGCCGAAGATTCAACATTAAATTAATTTGTATGGATAGTGGTGGTGGTGGTGTGTCTATCCGTGAATCTTTAAAAGATTCTTCTAAACTTTTAGATGTACATGATGAATTAATTCTAGATCCAGAAGATGAATATAGTAGAGGATTAAAAGGTAAACAGATATTAAATACTATAGAATTCTCTAAATACGAATGGCGTCAACAGGCCCATCACGGTTTAAGAATTGATATATTACATAAAAAATTGCTGTTCCCCTTTTATGATGCGGCTGCCGTTGAAATTGCTTCATTGGATAATAAATCAGTTGGTTTGGGTATTGATCGTTTAGATGATTGCTATATCGAAATTGAGCAATGTAAACAAGAAACGACTTTAATTAGACACAGTCAAACGACTACTGGTAAAGAAACTTGGGACGTGCCGAAGATCATTGGTTTAGATGCTGAGGAAATTAAGAAAACCTTGAAAAAGGATAGATTTACGTCATTATTATTGGCAAACTGGGCTGCCCGTTTAGTGGAAGAAGAATTAGAATATGCAGGAATTAAGTTTACGGGCGGGAGCGTTCAAGGTTTAAGTCAAGAAGAAGAAACCTTTGGGACTGCTTTTGTTGGCAAGGGTGCCAAAAAGATGCGTTATTTACAAGATAATTTTGTAACAAGCATTTCTGCCTCTACCCAAGGGGCAAATGGACGCACGCTTTATACTTAAGTGTATATTGTAATGTAATTGTAATTGGATTGGCCAAATGACAAAGAGTGTGACAAAATATGAAAAGTCTCAAGAGGCACTAGTAAATGCCCGTGACGGCTTTGGGGACGTTATTAAAGGAGCCGCCACTCCTTCTTTATATGATGGCAATCGTAATATTGCTGTTCGCCCTCCTTTTAGTCGTCAAGATTACGAAGCATTTCGTCCTAACGAGGCAATCCCTCGCGGTAAAACCCAACAGGATCTTCGATCCATTATGATTGCCTGCCAAAATGCCTACGAGTCTGTAGGTGTTATTCGTTCCGTTATAGATATGATGGCAGAATTTGTGGCCGAAGGTATTGATATTACGCACCCAGATGCTAAGACTGATGAGTTCTATAAACTTTGGAAAATAAAGGTAAATTTGTCTGATCGTGCCCAGCAGTTTGCAAAATGGGCATTAAAATCTGGTAATGTTGTAGTTAAAAGAGAATTTACGAAGTTAAACAATAAGAATATTAAGCAATTGCCAATTGCTAATGCTGGTAAGATCCCCTTACGTTATATCTTCTATAATCCTGCTAATATTGAAGCAATCGGTGATTTTATTAGTACTGTTGCCGACAATAAACTATACGGGCTTCGTTTGCCCCTTTCTATCTTTTCTACTTTTGCTAATCCTAAAAATGATTTAGAAAAGAAGGTTTATAACAGTTTACCTCAAGAAGTTAAAGATGCGATTAAGAATAAAACTTATTCTGGAACTTATTATATTCCATTACCGTCTGATCAACTTCACGTTGCCCATTTAAACAAAGATGATACGGATATTTGGGCGACTCCCTTTACCTATGGTGTTTTGGCTGACGTATTTTACAATGACAAACTAAAACAAGCCAAAGTTTCCGCCCTTGATGGTATTATTAATTATGTTCGTCTTTGGAAACTTGGTGATCATACTAAAGATTTATTACCCAGTCCGGCAGCCGCCACTAAATTAGCAAATATTATTGCTAATCATACGGGTGGTGGCGGTATGGATATTGTATGGTCTAGTGATATCAATCTAGAAGAATTCTATCCTCCTGTAGACAAACTGGTTGGTTTTGAGGAAAAATATAATACGATTCTAGTTGGTTTGGGCGTGCCCATTACTATTGTTGGTGGCGATGATCTTAAAGCATCTAATAATGCGGGTACTCTTGGTTTAAAGAATATGCTTTCACGAATTGAGAGTGTTCGTCGAATGCTTATTACTTGGTTACAAGAAGAAATTGCTATTATTCAAAAGAATATGGGGTTTAAGGTAGAACCAACAATACGTTTCACCTACGCCAATTTCTTTGATGAAAGAATTTATTTTACTCTACTTAAAGATTTAGTGGATCGCAATGTTATTGATGATTCTAGAATTTTAGAAGCAATTAAAGAAGATCCTAAATTAATAAAGAAGAATATTCAAAAACAAGAAGAGGAAAGAAAAGCGGGCGACTTACCTCCAAAGGCTAGCCCATTCCATACTCCTCAAATGGAAGAACAACAAACACATGAGATTAAAAAGATTAAAGTGCAAAATAGTGTTAAAGAACAGGCGGGAAGCCAAGGTCAAAATAGTCACAACTTAACACAAAAAGTTAATAAGAGCGTTCCTAATGGGCGACCGCCGGGTTCTAAAGATAAATTACCCCGTACTGTTACCAAGGGTGCGTTATTAATAAAAGCAAATGAAATTTTTAACTTTGTTGATAATTATGTAACAGACTTAATCTTAAAAGAACATGTCGTTGCCGATATACGAAGTCTTTCTGCCAAACAAAAGAAAGAAATCGAAGATTCTAAACTCTTTATCTTGCCCCTTATCTCACCTACTACTGTATTAAATGAAGTAAGTTTTATAGAAGCCTATCAAAAACAAGAAGGACCGACAGCAGATTTTAATAATAATCTCAAAGAATTAATTGGCGAAGCCAAGTTAGAGCGTGTTTCATTTGAACAAAAGAAATTGTTTATCATTCAGGCATATGTTAATGCTTGGGAAAATTATGTGAATAATTATGTTGAGGATTAATAAATGCAAATTTTCCAAGCCGAAAAAGAAGATAACGTAGAAATTCAGGATATTACTTCTGAAGCCACTTATCTTAATGCCGCAGTTTTGAAACATACGGCAGAAGCCAGTGCTATTGATTCTAAATTAAAAGAAGCATTAAAAATTGCTGTGCCCGAAGATTCCACTTTGGTTCACTGTGTCCTAGTTTCTACTAATTGGAATAGAAACGACGACGTTTTTACTCCCGATGAAACTTGGAAGGCCCGTTCTACTCCTATTTTTAAACCTGCCAATAAAGATCATAATGGAAAAGAAAAGGATAAGAAGAATCAGACCTTTGGTGTAATTGTTAATTCACAAGCAATTGATGCGGAGTTTAATTTAATTCAAGAAGGCCCTCCCCCTTATTTCCATATTCTTACGAGTGTACAACTTTGGGAAAAATATTGGCCCACCGCTGTTGAAGAAATTAAAACAAATATTGACGCGGGCGTTCAATATGTTTCAATGGAATGTGCCACTAAAAACTTTGGTTATGCTTTAAGAGAACCAGATTCTAGTAAAATTTATTTATTAGATAGAAATGAGAAAACCTCTAAGTTGACTAAATACTTAAGAGCCTATAAAGGTAAGGGTATTGTTGAATTAAATGGTAAAAAGTACCAGATTGGACGTTGGCTTAAAGACATAATTTTTACGGGTATTGGCTTTGTTGATAAGCCCGCTAATCCTGAATCAATTGTGTTTGATGACTACATTTCTCATGCTTCTATTAAAGAGCATGGAGACTTTATTTATTTGTCTATGGAAGATCTCGAACAAGAAATTTCTGACAATTTATTAAAAAATAGTGTATTAGATAATAACTTTGCTAAAGGTGACGAAATGGATAAAGAAACTAAAGAAATTAAAGAAGTTAAAGCGAATTGCGAAGATCCCAATATGAAGGATCAAATGACTGCTTTACAAAATACGATTGCTGAATTAAGTAAGGCAAATGCCGATTTAGTTGCTAAGTATTCCAATATGGAAGCAGAAGCAAAGAAATGTAAGGCTGACGCTGAAGCCGCACAGACTGCTTTGGCTGCTATTGAAAAGGCTAGAGTTACTGAGGCTCGCTTTACCGAAATGAAAGAATGCGATGCCTTGGCAGGTATTGATGCTGATGAAAACAAGGCTAAAGAAGCACTTGCAAATATGAGTGTTGAAACTTATGCTTCTGTTCTTAATATGGCAAAAGCCTCATATGCTAAGATGACTGCTCTTTCTCAAAGCGGTAAACCAAAGTTAACAGATCAAACTCAAAGCACACAGACTAAGTCCACAGACTGTTGTGCCAAGGCCGAAGATAATACTGAAACATTAGCCGCTGCTAAGGTTGAAGTGAAAGAAGATATTTCTACTGTTGTAGTTGCTAAGGAAGTGCCAAACCCACTTTTTAGTGCAATGTCAAAATTAATTGATAAAAATAAGAATAAAAAAAGTTAATTTGTGTATAAATGAAAGTTAGGAGATTTTATTATGGCACTTAAGCCCCAGTTTAATGAAGTTTTAGATTCGGTTGAGTATTTTATGTTTAGTACTGGTGAGCGTGGCGGAATCGTATTCGCTACCTCTGGTTCTGCTCCACGCGGTTCCATAATGGATAACACTAACCGTAGGGTTGAGTATCCTTTAACCGGCATTCCTTCTGCACCTTCTGGTAGAATTCCAGTTGGCCTCTTAATGAATGACGTTGTTAACATTGATCAGTCACGTCAGTACGTTAATCCTTATAAGGATGAATGCCAGATTGGTAATAAGGTTCGCCTTATGAAGAAGGGTACCGTTGTTACGAACTATATTGCTGGTGGTTCTGCAAGTGGTTTAGCAATGCCTGCTACTGGTTATGCTGGTTCAAGCGGGTATCTCTTTACTGGTGCTGGTTATGCTGGTTCAGGTTGGGCTGCTGTAGGTAAGTTCCTCACCAATACTGACAGTGAAGGTTATGCTCAATTCCAAGTCGAGCTATAATAGAAAAGGTTGATTAGCAATGAATATTGATAAAAATGAACAGAATGTTATTACCGCTAGTTTTAAGAATGTCTTATCAACTGATATAGCGGTAGCTGAAAAAGCACGCACTGAAATTGTGCAGGCTATTGAACAGCCTTTACGTAGAACCCTTTTAACAGGTGATACGATCGGTGGAGTTTATACTCCTATGGATTTCACTGATAATCCTAACGTTGAATTCCAACTTGACTTGCTTACCCCCGGTCAGGAAAAAGAATTCGCGGCCTTTACCTTGCCTAACGTTGGTCGAATTCCTCAAGCAATCGTTGAGGGTGATTACCTTCGCGTGCCAACCTACTATGTTGGTAACAGCATTGACACCTCTCTTCGTTTTATTCGAAATGCTAATTGGCCCGTTATTCAACGCATGTTGGAAGTTCTTGAGGCTGGTTTCCGCAAGAAACTTAACGATGACGGTTGGCAGGTTGTGTTAGCCGCTGCAACTGATCGAAACATTGTCGTTGCTGATCCCAACGCTGCTATTGGTCAACTCACCCCTCGCTTAATCACCCTTATGTCTACCTTTATGCGTAGAAACGGTGGTGGTAACAGTGGTACTTCAGGCCGTTCTAAACTTACGGACGTATTCGCTTCTCCTGAAGCACTCATGGATATTCGTTCTTGGGGTCTTGATTTGATTCCTGATAGTCAGCGTCAACAGTACTTTAATACTGGTGGTGATATTGACGAAATCAATGTCTTTGGTGTTAAACTCCATGCTCTTGATGAACTTGGTGAAGGTCAGGATTATCAATCTTACTACACAACCACACTTAGCGGTGTAATGGGTGCATCTGACGTTGAGATTGCAGTTGGTTTAGATCTTTCCCGTCAGAATAGTTTCATCATGCCTATCCGCGAAGATCTTCAGATTGTTGAAGATAATACCATGCATCGTAAGGGATTGTTCAGTCTTTATGGTCGTATGGAACTTGGCTTCGCATGTTTGGATTCTCGTTGTACCCTTATCGGAAGTCTATAACGTAAAATCTTACTTCTATCATCAGAAAAGACTGGAAATTCCAGTCTTTTTCTTTTATACTTATAGTATGAAAAAACAAAATCTTATTGGACAAAAATTTGGTTTCTTAGAAGTTATAGGTGAAGCCCCTAATCTCGGTGTAAAAACCGCTTCGCTTTGTAGATGTGTTTGCGGAGTGGAACGTACATTTAGGAATAATGCCCTTACTCATATCAAACACCCTGTTAAATCTTGCGGTTGTAAGACTAAAGAATTTATTACAGAGAGTAATAGCAGGGATTTAACTACAGAAAAATTTAGTAGTTTACAACCAATTGAAGTAGTTGGTCGTAAGAATGGGCACTTGGTTTGGAAGTGCAAGTGTGATTGTGGCAACTTTAAAGACTGTTCCAGTAGTGATCTTGTACAGGGATCTGTAACTGGTTGCGGGCTATGTAAACGAAGTACTTTACCTAGAGATTTGACGGGTCAAAAGTTTGGTAAATTAACCGTTTTAGAAAGAGATGGCAAATTAAATTCTAATAAAACTGCTTGGAGATGTCAGTGTTCTTGCGGTACTATTAAAACTATGAAACAAAATAGTTTGGTAAGTGGATGTGCTAATTCTTGTGGATGTGAAATTAATTATAACAAAGTAAATTTAATAGGAAAACAGTTTGGGCGACTTACGGCTGTATCAATTTTAGGTTCCGAAGAAGGTATTAGATATTATTTATGCAAATGTAGTTGTGGACAAGAAACTGCTGTTTCAACTAGTTGTTTAAATAATGGTAATACTAAAAGTTGTGGATGTTTACAAAAAGAGATATTTTCTAAGATAACTTCTGCCCAAGTTAGAGAAAAGAGTCCGAATTGGAAAGGCGGGGTCGCCATCGACTACGACGATCGTAGAACCAAAGAATATGCTCATTGGCGAAGCCAAGTATATGCTAGGGGGAATGATACTTGTGTAATATGCGGCGAAACCAAAAAGATTGAGGCTCATCACCTTAATTCTTTCCTTAAATTTAAAGATCAACGTTTTCTTCCAGAAAATGGGGTTTGCCTTTGTCATTTTTGCCACAAACTCTTCCATGCTGAATATGGTTCTGGTGATAATACTAAGGAACAATTTGAAGAGTTTAGAGTTAAACTAGGGGTTTAATTCATAAAAAGTAATAAAAGTGTATGTGGGGGTTTAAGGGGGCGAAAGCCCCCTTATGTGTATATATTTTAGTTAGGAGTATATATGGCAATTTCAACTATTAGACAGGCGGGCCATCCAAACGGCGTTGGTTATAACACTCGCCCAACCTTTAAAACCGGAGGTTCTTTCTCCTATGGTCCTTTATTTGGAACTTTAGGAACGGGATATATAGATTCTAAAACCTCTGCTGAAAATACAAGATTAAACGATGCCGATTTTGTTGCTAATAAATCCTATTCTGTTGACCAATGGTTTAACGGCGGCGATGATGCTATTCGTGTTCTTCCAGAAGCAAATGAAACCTTTAATACTATTGGTTTAAAGAATGTATTATTTTCTAATAAGGGTTCTCCAGATATCTATATATATATTGGCAATTCCGAGGGTACGCCACCTAGTCCAAGTGGTGCGTTAATTTTATCGTCTGGTGAATCGTTTTTAGTAGAAGATATTGTTTTAATGGCATACGCTGGTATTGATCCTTTGTATTCTGGTAGTGGGCATCTTTATATTTTTGGTTATAGAAACGTTAATCACAACACGATGTAATTTATGGCATGGGAAACTGTACTTGTAGAACGTTTACGTTACTATATTAATGATTTGGACGCTTCTCCAACATGGACTGACGCCCAACTTGTTAAATTTATTACTATTGGGGCTATTCAAGTTAATGAATCCTTAAAGACGTGGATTTCAGATTATACAGTTAATACTGCTAGTGGCACAATAAGTCCTGATCCCACTACCGATGGTTCTACTGCTGGTGTAGCAAGTCTATTTGTATTAAAAGCGGCGGAAATAATTGCGAGGGCAGAGATTAAGACACTTCTTGCAACGGCGGGTTTTAAAGTCACCGATAATCGTTCTACGATAGATACTACTTCTGCCGTTAATGCTGCTAAAACCAAAGCCGAATTGTTTAAAGATATTTACACGCAGGCCGAATTAGATTTTACGAGGGGAAATAAAACTTCTGGCGAAGCCATTCTCGCCCCTTATACTTCGAGAGACAGTATTCCATATTATACTAACAATCGGAGTGTCTAATGGCGATTCCGTATGCTAATTTGCAAGTTAAATATGAAGAATTAGCCAATCAGTTTATAACTGATGTTAATAATACTTCCGTCACCTTTGTCTACCCCAATTATAACTTAACGCCTACGGGCATCGTAGAGCGTCCTTTCAACGAGGACATGTTCGGGGGCAGAGTAAATCTAAAAGACCTTATGGGGCATTCTAATGAGGCTGGCGTAAATTATACGCAGGGGTCGAACGAAACTACGGTCAAGGCTAGAATTTATTGGAAAAATGTAGCGTCAGATAAAGATTTAAAAGTTATTAATATCAAAGATAATAAGAACATTTGTAAGATGAATTGCTATGCAGAATATAAGAATATGATTCTTAAGTGTTCTCATGCTGTTATTAACGGTTATAAATGTAAATTAATTCAAGAACCCATTCCCTATGGGCTGTTTAGTAAAATCTATCTAATCTCTTTTTGGGAGATTATGGATGAGTAGTGTAAGCGTAAAGTTTTTAAACATTAATGCTGTTGCAGACAAACTTAAATTGGCTGTAGCAGATAGTAATCTTTCCAAAACTTTACGTAAAGCAATTATTGATGTTAAGCCTCAAATTGCTCAGGCTTTTGTAAGGGCTTTTGGAAGAACGATTGTTGGTAAAGGTTTACAGGGTCATTTTACAAACATTGGAGATGACATTTTAGCACAGTTTGGTTTTAGAGATGGTGAAGGCATCGCCCATTACAATGATATTTCTAATGTTTTACAAGAAGCAATTGAAATTGGACCGTTTAGAAAAGACCGTACTGTCTTTCGTTTTCGTTTTCAATCAAAAGATTTAGGGGAATTATTACTAAATGCCGTAGACGATCAAGCATATGATTCTGAGAACGGAACGGTTTATTGGTTAGAATGGTTAATAAATGGTGTAGATCTTGATGTTGGTATTTTATACCATGAAGATAAATTAAAAGATAATGCTTCTTCTCGATCAGGTCGTGCCCTTATGAGTGCTAATATTGTTGATTGGTCTACTACAGACTATGATAATTTTTCAGAAACGGGTGTAAATTTTATTATCGATATGGTGCAAGATCCAATTTGGTTAAGTGAAGTAGAAGATTTAGTGACGGAAAAGATGCGTACTACTTATGTTTAATTTAGACGGCATTAATCATTATGGCGAAATGTCTATTCAAGATATTATCTTGGATAATGTTGTTCAATTTCTACGATATGGTTTTTTACAAATTGGTGCGTATGTTAATATAGGATATCAAGAGTTGGATAGTAGGGGTAATGATATGAGTTTACTTACGCCCCTCTCGGTCCCCGGCACTACCGATTATACTATCTATAAGGGTCGAAAACACGATTGGGTATGGGAAAATAATATTGTTTTAAAACCAACTGGGATTGATCAGCCCGTCCGTATTTCTGGTATTTATGTGAATAATACCTATTATCCTACTGGAAGTACGGTTTTAGGAACGGGCTACTATATCGATTTTACCCGTGGGCACGTTGTTTTTAGTAATCCTTTACCCAGTAGTTACATTGTTCAAGTCCCCCACACATTACGATGGGTTCAAATTTATACCGATCGTAGTTACGAATATCGAAAATTAAGTTATGATTGGTTAAATTCTACGGGCGGTTCTGGATTAGATTATGGTGCTTATGAGAAGGCTTTCCTTCCTTGTATTGTTGTTACTCCTACTAAACTTACTACGATTCAAGGTTGGGAATTAGGTGGGCGAAGTAAAGTTTTAAATTGTAATATTGATTTTAATATCTTAGCGGCAAATGATTACGAAAGAGACAAATTAACGGATATTTGTCAATTCTTGGAAACCAAAACCATCCCCTTCTTTGATGCTAAAAATTATCCAAAACCATTAAATTATAGAGGCGAAGTTAGTTCGGGCACAATGTTCTGGCCCAATGTGGTTAGTGGTTATCCTCTTAATTACTCAGCACGTTTTATGGAGAACGCTAAGACTTACAAGATTAATCGCCCAACATTGCCCGTTAAGGCTTCTAAAGTATCTATCGGATTAGAATTAGTAGTCACCCCTTATTAATTTTAATTCCCTTTCATCCATAAAAGTGTATATTATTTCGTATTTAATGCGAGGTAATTATGTCATTGACAAATCCATCCAACGCCAGAGTTTATTACCCCATCCAAGCGATTGGGTTTGGTCCTTTAGGCACCCCCATTGGAACAGGTGTTAACGCCCCTACTGGTCGTTACACTGCTGCAAAAGGCGTTCAGTCTGTAGGTTTTAATACGTCTTTCAACCTTGAACAGGTTTATGAATTAGGTCAGATTTCAATTTATGAAAATATTGAGAACTTACCCAGTGTTGAATTAAACGTTTCAAAGGTTATTGACGGTTATGCCCTGTTGGAACACTTGGCTACGCCAACAGCAACCAACGCTACTTTAGCAGGTCGCTATAACAGCAATCGCTGTATGGCTGCTGTTGCCTATTACAATATTTCCCAAGAATTTTCCAGCGGTGTTCCCTTAAGCATTATGGTTATGTCTGGTCTATATGTTTCTGCAATTAACTGGGCAATTCCAGTTGAAGGAAATATGACCGAGAGTATTACTCTTGTTGCTAATGATAAGACTTGGTACACGGCCCCTTCTGGCAACCTTTGGACTTCTGGTACTCTTTTTGCTGGTTCTGAATCTCCTATTACTGGCGTTCCTTCTGGCGGTGTTCAGCGTCGTGAAAACGTTGATATTGGTAACTCTTACTTCCCCCTTGGTATTCCCGGTATTTCTGGTAATAACTTAAGTGGTAAAGTTCAAGTTTATGCTGACGGTTCATTCTCAGCCCACATCCAGAGCATTAATATTGGTTGTAACCTTGGTCGAACCGACCTCTTTGAACTTGGTCGTAAAGGCCCCTACTTCCGTTACGCCAACTTCCCAACCGAAGTTACTTGCTCAATTGAAGTAACGGCTGATGAATATGGCGATCGTACTAACGCATCTTCAACGGCAGACAATCTTGTTGATGAGAAGATCTATATTGCCCTAACTCAGGGTGTGACTCTTGACCTTGGTGTTAAGAATAAGTTACAGAACGTTCAGACAAACGGCGGTGACACTGGTGGTGGTAACGTGACTCTGACCTACAACTACTCAAACTTTAACGATCTAACTGTTCGCTTTACTGCGAAAGACCCCGCTGGCCTCTAAAACAACCTGCGGTTGGGCTTAACGGCCCAATCGTTGCTTAGGACTATGGAACGGATTTTAACCCAAGAAGAATTACAAAATCTTTTTGATCGTATATCCACAGGGTATTCTCTCGTGGAACACGATTCTGAATACTATATTGTTAAAGATCCACGGCCCAAACATAGAATTTTAGGATACAGGAAATACCTAGAAACCTATGCCAAACTTCGTAAAGAAGGTGTGCCTACCCAAGAAGATATCAATGCTCTTTTGGAATCTCGTAAAATCTGGTTTCCAAAGAATGAAATGGAAATTGCAAAATTAGTAAATGAAAAGGGCGATTTAGAAAAGCAGTTTCCCGAACTTCGATTTCGCAGTGAGTTAAAATTGAATCTTAAAAAAAAGATTGAAAATATTGATCTTAAATTAAGTTTATTAAACCGTCGTAAGTCCTATCTTTATAGTTTAACTACTGAGTATTTGGCTAATTTAGAAAAACACAAATATTATATATATTTATTAACTTATAAGAATAATAAAAGATTATGGAAGAACTGGGATGATTTTATGGAAGTCTCCGATTCTTTTATCAATCATCTTATGATGAATTCTTATTTTAATACCTCCATCAATGAAAAAGTTATTCGTTATATGGTTCGCCACGAACCTTGGCGTTCTTCATGGATTACTTCAAATAAGACGGGTGCCCTTTTTAATCGGCCCGCCTCTGACTTAACTGACCTACAACGCATTGCTGTAACTTGGTCTATTATCTATGACAATGCTGCTGAGTCTACCGACGCCCCCTCTTCTGATATTGTAAATGACGATAGTCTGTTTGATGAATGGATGAAAGAACAACAAAACAAGAGGAAAGAAGGGCAAAAGAAAGCACCGAATGTTCCTGAGGCTCAGGAGGTTGGTATTGTGGTAGATAGTATAGAAGATGCTAAAAAAGTGTATGAGTTAAATAGTCCGAGTGTGAAAAGGAATTTAGAAAAGCGGCATAGGGCCGTTGAGGAATCGGGGGGAGTATTAAAAGAAGGATATATGCCTGATACTAAGTTAAATTTACAGATGCGTAGAAATCAACTAGAAACTCAAAAAATAGCAGGAAGATAATATGTTGGATAAATATGCGGAAACACGGATTAGATCGGCCTTTATCTTTGCTTTAGAGGAAATTGAAGAAGAGTTTGGGGATTTGTGGGGAATTGATAAAGCCGAGGGGGAAGCCCTCACCGAAGATGAAAAAGTATGGTTGGAAAAATATTTACTTGTTCGTAAGAACATTTTAGATTATGGGAATGGGCAGATTAGAATGTTATACAAAGCAATTAGGAATCAAAAATGAAGAATGAATTTACAGTTAAATTGGGTGAAAAAGAATTAAAACTTAAGTCTCTTGTTATTTCTACTAAACTTCGTTTGGAGGGTCAGCGAATCTATGCTTCGGCCCTTAAGGAAGCAAATGATAAAGGTTTATGGTTAAAGCCAGAAGTTGATGCTATGTTGGAAGCCAAAGGGCTTCTAAATACTCTAAATGAGGAAAAGAAAATTGCTGAGGTGAGGGAAAAGGTTAAGAATTTAGAGATGCGGTTACGCCGAGGTATTAATGAAAATGGCTCAAAGATGACTAAAGAGCAAGGTAAAACCTTGGCTTTAGAGATTAGAAAAGAGCGAAATTCTTTGGGCGAAATTGGTCAAAATATACTAGCGTATTATAATAATACGGCAGATTCTTATGCTAGTAATATGCTTACTAAATACTTTGTCTATGCTACTACTGTAAATGCTGAGGATGGGGCTTTGTACTGGCGAACTTTTGAAGATTTCCAAAATGATCAGACTCCCGTAATGGATGCTGCTATTCGAAATTATCTAAAGGTTCAGGGGGCTGATCTGGATGCTGAGAAGAATTTTTATGAGAATAAGTGGTTAATCCAGATGGGGTTCATGGATAATCAGTTAAACTTTATTGATAGTAAGGGCCGTCAAATTACTGAAGATGGTATTCTACTTGACCCCGAAGGCCGATTTATTAATGAGGCCGGTGAATATATTGATCGGTTTAACAACCGAGTTGATAAAGAGGGAAATCCTCTTGAGGACGTTTGGTTTCAGTCAAAGCCTGAAACAGCCAAAGATGCTAATTTAGATATTACTAATCCCGCTTGTTAAATTTGCCGCAGGCAATAAAGTGTATATATAAGCGGGCTTTCACCCGCTTATTTTATTTATTTTAAGAGTTTTTAATGGCCCAAAATATAAATATTCCATTTGATCTTACGATTAATTCTATCAAGAATACCAATGAGGCATTCTCAAGGTTATCTAATCAAATTGCTAGCAATGTATCTGATGGAATTGAAAAGGGGTTGGGAAAAATAAATTTAAAAGGTTTTGATGTTACTCAACTCAGCAAAGATATTAAA